TTTTAAATCTTTCTGCAATCCTGTTCATTGCCTGTTCATCAGTTTCTTTTACTGATTCAACAGTACCTTCTGAAACTACAACATTTTCGGGATTGTCTAATTTAACCCTGATTTTAGGGTTTTTGAATTTGCTCTTTTGAGCATTGACAGTAATAAACCAACTACCGTCTTTTGCTTGTTTCATTTCTGAAACAACTGGAAAAGTACCTTTTACTTTTTCGTTTCTGTAAGTACCTTTTTTTATTTGTGCTACGAACTGATTCTCACTCATATTCTCACCTTTCTGTTTAATCATTATGTTTACAATATATCATGATTCTCATATTTGTCAAGTTTTTGACCATTACAACCTTTTCTCGATTTCTTCCAATTGAGCCAAATGTCGGTTATAATTGTCTCTAATTACAACATATTTTTCCCAACTTGCATAATTATGAGTATCTGGTCCTTCTTTATTATTGCGAATCTCTGCACTACCTTTTGCAAGACCTTCGCCAAATACCCACCATTCAACAATCTCTTTATTGTCTTCACGATAGGTTACAAAAACTGGATGCCCGACATTTAGGGCATCCTCCAAGGAATTAGATTTAGCTAAATTCATATTATATTACCTTTTAATTAAGCCGCCTTAAGAACGTAAGGCTTATTCCATTTACCAACATTGATATGCACATAAAATGCAGTATCAAAATAATCAATCATTGCATCTGAGTTATCGTAATATGCTCGACCACCTTCTGCTTTAGCAGGTGCAGTATGACAAATATCTTTTATGTCATTGAATAATTGTTCATGTTTACCATAAAAATGTGTATGATAATGATTGATTTGAGCATGACCATCGAACTTTTGAACTCGTCCACTGTACTTGTCGGTCATATCCATTGAACCGTCAAAGAAATCTATATTACCTTCCATAATAGAAACACTGACACTTGAATGATGGTCACGTGTTACTGAAAATTTTAGATTTTTACCGAACTTTTCTTTAAGTGCTTTACGAACTTCTTTAACTTCGTTTGTTGAAATATAAGCCATATTAAGTACCTCTCTCTTGATTACTTAATTATAATAGCACGATTCTCGATTCTGTCAAGTTTTTCGACTTGAATTAGTCGTTATTTTTCGGCATTTTTACCCAACGATTTATTGGAGTACCTTTTCTATTAGTATATTCTACTCTTAATCTAGTTGTTCCTTTAGGAGCAGAACCTGCCACGGATTTAAATACTTTCTTTAATCCTAAACCTTCTTTTTCTTCTGAGAATTCTTTATCGTCTGTGATTTTTATTTTGATTTTTCTAGTCATATAGTTGTCTCTGGCCCAGAGACATTCGCATTCATCGATTGGTTCGCCACATATTGGACAATCTTCCCAATCTGGCAAGTCATCGGGCCAGGGACTCAAGTTATTGTTTACCCAAACACCTTTTCGTTAGCTAGAGCCTTGTAACCTGCGGCTACGACTCTTCTTAAAGGAGCTCCCATTTTGTAGATAGTTTTACCATTTTTGCTTTTATTAGCATATATGGCGTATCCTTTCATTCTTAATGCGGATACTGTCGCTCTAGGGTTAGCAATAGAAAATCTGTGTTTCATTGCTGATTCCGTTAAAGCCTCTCCATCTTTAAGAGCATTAACTAGTCTTGTTTGTTTAGTTGTTTTCATCGTTTCTCCTTTTTCATTTGAAAAAGATTTTTTTGTACTCAAGTTTAACCAATTAAACATAGTACCTCCTTTTCGTTAGGATATAGAATATCATAAATCGAAGGTATTGTCAAGTTTTAATTTTTGTTGGAATCCCTGGCTTTTATAAATACAATATGAGAAATTTAGCCCAAGAAATAGACCAATTTTCATTTGTCATAGGAATGGCCTATGGTGCGTTCACACTTTTAATGATAATACTGTTCGTTTGGCTAATGATTCGTATGAATCGTTAAAGAGATAAACCACCAAATGTCTTTTTATCAACATCTTGCTTAACGCCACCAATAACATAGCTTGAAATTTCAGTTTCTTGAGGAGCCACTTGTACTTCTGCACCTGCAATCCACTTTTGTGTCCAAGGTAATGGGTTAGCTTGTGTTACTTTATATGGACATTTTAATCCAACTGCGGTCATACGTTTACAACAAATCCACTCAATATAATTATCAAGTAATTGTGCGTTTAGACCAATCATTGAACCATCTTTAAACAAGTATTGAGCCCATGCTTTTTCTTGTTCTACTGCATCTACAAACATTTTGATACATTCATCTTCTGTTTCTTTTGCAATTTTGATGTAGTCTTTATCATCTTTTGGAAGTAATTTTAATAGTGTTTGTGTACTTGCTAAGTGTAAGTTTTCGTCACGTGCAATTAACTTGATAATTTTTGCGTTACCTTCCATTTTCTTTAATTCTGCAAATGCCCATGAACATGCAAAAGAAACATAGAAACGTACACCTTCAAGAATATTAACACTCATTAAAGTTTTGTAAAGAGACTTTTTAATTTCGTATTTTGAGATTTTTACCTTTTTACCATTTACTGTATGATTACCTTCTCCTAAAAGATTGTAATAACCTGTCATTTCAATTAGTTCATCATAGTTTTTAGAAATATCATCTGCACAATCAACGATTTCACCAATGTCCATCATTTCATCAAATACTTTTGATGGATCTGCATAAACATTTCTAATGATATGTGTATATGAACGTGAATGAATCGTTTCACTAAATGTCCAAGTTTGAATCCATGCTTCCAGTTCAGGTATAGAAACAATAGGAGAGAACGCCTCAACTGGTGCCCTACCTTGTACTGAGTCTAAAAGAATTTGTCTTTTTAAGTTTGAAGTAAAGATATGTCTTTCATGGTCTGTTAAGTTTTTAAAATCGTTTGCATCTTTCAATACATCAACTTCTTCTGGTCTCCAGAAAAAACCTAACTGCTTATCTGTTAGCTTATCAAACTGTTTATACTTTAGCATATCATATCGCTGAATATTTACGCCGCCTGATGGATCCAAAAATGCTAATGCCTTTGTATGATCCGTTTTATTCTCTGAATTAAAAACTGACATTTTTTTCTTCCTATTTTCCTACTTTACTATTTATTCTATCCTTAAAGTTAATTATGGACTCTATTACTTGAAAAGGCACAGAATCAACTTCTCTTTTTGGATCATATACTTCTTGTCTTACTGACATAAAGACTATATTTTTATTATCTTTATACATCTGCAACAAATCAGGATCCACTGGTTCATTGCTTAACTCTGTTACTTTGTTTGCTATTTCTAGCATCCAATTATTTTGTACATTATCGCATAAGTATTTTACAATATCTTTCCAATATGTACAATCAAGGAGATTTTCTTCGATTTTGTTATTTGAAATATGCAACATGCATAAATTTCTATTTGCTCTTTTAACCCATGTTTCTAAAAATGTTGCATAGTCTTCAAATTTTACTGTATTAGATACTTTTAAATCTATAAAATTAAAAACATCTTCAAAGTCATCGTAAAATATTTCTCCTAAATCTTCTGCTTCATTTGTATGTTCACATGTCTTAAACCATTTTAATTTATGACTTAAATCTGGGCTTTTTGCCCATGGGTCATTGTCTATATGCCAAACAGGTCTATAACAAAGTCTACTTTCTTTTCTCCATTGTTCATTCATTAAATCACACAAGATTCACAATAATCATCATACTGTTCATCTGTTTCAAAATCTTCTCTCGTTTTCTTTTCATCTTCCTGATGAACATCGATTTCACCTTGTCCATCAAACGTATTAAAATAGTATAACTGTTTACCACCGTATTTGTAAAACATAATAAGGTGTTGTAACATTACACTCATTGGTATTTTTTCGTCTTCAAAGAAGATAGGATTATAACTTGTATTTACACTAATACCTTGGTCTATGTATTTCTGTAAAACAGCCATAATCTTTAAGTATCCTTCTGGAGACTTTTGATCCCATAGTAATTCGTATTTATTCTTTAACTTGTGAATCCCGGGTACAACTTGCTTTAAAACACCATGTTTTGATTGCTTAACACTAACCATACTTCTTGGTGGTTCTATACCGTTGGTTGAATTTGATATCTGTGCTGATGTTTCAGCAGGCATCAAAGCCATTAATGTACTATTACGAATACCATGTTCTTTTAAACTCTTACGTAATTCTTTCCATTTTCTTCTTTCTTTATGTTTGACTAATTCATCAACATCTGTCTTACGTGTATCTGATGGCACTATACCGTTACCATATCTTGTTTCTAAACTTTTTGGACATGCACCTTTTTCTTTTGCTAATTCGTTAGATGCTTTAATAAGATAATAAGACCATGCCTCTGCCCATTCATCAACTAATTCTAAATCAGGATCTGAGTAATTTGTATCATTCTTAGCTAACCAATAAGCAAAGTTAATGATACCAATACCAAGAGGTCTTCTATTGTTTGTTGATATCTCAGCCGCTAATACTGGATATTTTTGATAATCTAATAATGCATCAAGTCCTCTTACGGCTAGTTCACATGGTTTCCTAAAATCTTTTGGTGTTCTGATATTACCCCAATTAATAGCACTCAAAGTACACAATGAAATTTCACCTTCTTCATCTGTAATAGATGTTAATGGTTTAGTTGGTAAATTAATTTCACAACAAAGATTTGATTGTCTGATAGGTGCTTTTTCTGGTAAAAATGAACCATGGTCATTTGCATGATCCACATTCATTAAATAAATTCTTCCTGTATTCTTTCTTTCATTCATAAAGATAGAAAACAATTCTAATGCAGGAATAGTTTTCTTTCTTAATCTTGTATTACGTTCTGCTTTTTCATATAATTCTCTAAACTTATCTTGGTCTTCAAAGAAAGCATTATATAGACCAGGAACATCACTTGGAGAAAATAAAGTAATATTTTCACCAGCAATCAATCTTTCATACATAAGTTTATTAAATTGTACACCATAATCCATATGACGTACACGATTATCTTCTGTACCTTTATTATTTTTTAGAACAAGTAAGTCTTCAACTTCGTAATGCCAAATAGGATAATACAAAGTTGCCGCTCCACCACGTACTCCGCCTTGCGAACAAGATTTTACACTTGCTTGAAATAGTTTATAAAAAGGAATAACTCCTGTATGACTAGCATCACCATTTCGAATTGGAGAGTTAATAGCACGAATACTACCAGCACCAATACCGATACCTGCTTTTTGAGAAACATATTTTACAACTGAACTTGAGGTAGCATTTATAGAATCAAGAGAGTCATCTGTTTCAATCAAAACGCAACTTGAGAATTGTCTTTGTGGTGTTCTTACGCCTGCCATAACAGGAGTTGGTAAAGAAATATCAAAATTACTAATTGCATCATAATAATCTTTTACGTATTTTAATCTAATATCTTTTTCATATGAACTGAATAATGTAGCCGCAATAAGCATGTATGCAATCTGAGGTGTTTCATATAGTCTTCCAGTAACTCTATTTTGTACTAGATACTTACCACGAAACTGTTCCATACCTACATATGCGATATCGAAATCTCTATCATGTTTTATATACGAATTGATTTCGTCCCATTCTTCTTTTGAATAATCTTCTAATAATGCTGAATCATAAAAGCCTTCTTTGACGTTTGTTTCTACAACCTTTAGAATATGCCAAGGCTCAAAATCACCATATACCATTTTTCTTATATGATAATTAACTAGATTTCCTGCAACCCATTGATAGTTTGGAGTTTCTTCCGAGATTAAATCAGATGCCGCCTTAATTAGTGTCTCTTGAACTTCTTCGCTTTTGATACCATCATAAAACTGTATATGGGATTTTAATTCTACTTCACTTGCACTAACACCTGCTATATCTTCACAAGCAAACATTACTACTTTGTGCATTTTTTCCAAGTCTAACGGTTCTTTCTTGCCGTCCCTTTTTTCTACTTGAATTTTCGTCATTCTTATCTCCCTATCCTCTATATAATGGCTCTCTTATTTAACCATTATAATAGATTCTTAATGTCTATTGTTTATTTCAGCATCTTCCATTCCTGCAACCCTCAGTTTAATTATGTTAGTCAACTGAAAGTGTTTAATTTCAAAACCCTTAGTTATCCCTAAAAATTGATTTCGTGTATATGCAACTTGATTGATTAGTTCTGATATTGCAACAACTTCTTGTTCTCCATCAGCATACTTTTCTGCATCACGACTACTAAGTGCTTTATTGTAATTCTCTAGATACTTTCTTAAATATTCACTTCGTTTCTTTCTTAATTGTATATTAAGATGTTCAAGGATAGCCTCTATTTCTTGAAGTTGAGCAAAACGTAATTCAACATATGAAGGTAAGTTTGTAGCATTCTTTTCTACATTACCATATATCTTGACTTCTTTTCTTGCCTCTAGTAATTCATTAGAATAAAAATCAACCATAGCTGGTATCTTACTCCAATCTTTTACAACTTCACTGTACCAATTCATAGACTACCATTCCTCTTCATCATCTTCATAATCATCTTCATAATATCGGTCGAATGCCTCTTCCAATATTTTATCTTGAGATACTAAATCTTCTATATCCTCTTTCAGTACTCCTGCCTCGTCAGCGGTCTTTATAAAAATTTCTGCAACCTCTAACTTATCTTTTGCAGGGATACAAGGTTTAATTTTTTCCCATAACTCAAATACTGTTTCAATATCAATAGAAGACATCTAGACCTCATAAATTGCCGAGTTTGCACCATGTTCTGCACACTCTACTCTAACACATTTACAACGTCCATTTGTCATTTGATTTACTATCTCATTCGCCTTTCGCCAAGCATGTTCGGCAAATTTCTCGACCCCCACACCTTCAAGTTGTACAATACTTGCTAGACCTTGAGTCTCTAACAATAGTAAATCATCTTTCTTAGGATCATTTACATCAATTACAACTTTGTGGTCAAACGTTTCTTCAAGCCATGCTTTCAGAGGTTTGAGTCCACCAAAATCTACAACCCAATTACGTTCATCTAATTCATCACAACCAAATGTGAATTTAAAAGATAAACTATAACCATGTAGTAGTTTACAATGTGAGTGTGCTAACGGTTGCCTGAACACCGCACTTAAACCAATGTTATGCCCATAACACTTGGTCGAAAAATATTTAGCCATTATGCTTCCTCTTTTACTTCTAAGTTTTCTTCAACAGGTGCATCTAATTCTTCTGATTCATCATCAAAATCTTTAGTTCCCCATTCATTCATGATAATGTCAAGTTTATCACCTGTCCAGTTTTTTCTGAACTCTGACATTATCTCACCTGATGAAGTTGTATAAGCAAGTTTGTTACCAGACTTAACAAGAACACCTTTTGATTCAAAGAAATCAACTAGTCCACTGTATGGATCCATTCCTGTTTCATATGGAATTTTTACTTGCACACCTTCAAAAGGTTTTGCATAACGAGTTTTCATAACTTTACAAGCCGCCCTAATACCACGTACTTCTGAAATTTTATTACCTGCCTCGTCTTCTTTTAGTTTTAGTTTTTTCATTGCTACAACAATAGAACTTGCATAGATAAATCCTTGACCACCTGATATTTTATCATCAGGATCAAACATATCTTGTGATGCATATGTATGATTTGTACAAACCATACCAACATTATAATCACCAAACATATTTACACAGTTTCTTACAAGTGCCGCCAGTGCTTTAGGTTTTCTACCCATATCACCTTTCATATCACCTTTTCCAAACTGGTCAACATCAGTTGGTGTTAACATCATTCCAAGTGAATCAACGACAAAAAGAATCTTAGGTCTTTCTGCATCATCTACATCGGCATATTCTGCCTTGTAATCTTTCATAAATTCACTAATGATTTTAGCAACTTCATCAATCATTGCAACATTTAATTTCAACAATTTGTCTTCGCTTGTATCTACATCTAAAGCATGTAACCATTTTTCATCTAGTGCATTTTCACTATCGATAAGAACAACAAAGATTCCTTTTTCTTGTGCGTTTCTAACGACATTTCCTGCGGCGATAAATGATTTACCTGCACCACTTTCACCTGCTAGAACTGTTACTTTACCTAATGGGATACCTTTCTGGAAGTCTCCAGAGATTAACCTGTTTAAACAGTAGTTACCTGTTGATACCCATGTATCTGGATCACGAAATCCTGAACTAACACCGGGTACCGATTTTGTTATGCTCTTTCTAAATTTACTTACATCAAATGCTCTTGGCATCTTTTACTCCTTTTATAATAGAGGGAGGTTGCCCTCCCTCTTAAGTTAATTGATGATTTAATCAGATTTACGATTTCTAATCATCGCCAGGATATCAGCGGCATCTGTACTACCACCATTTGCACTAGCAGATGCTGGTGCTTTTGCCTCAGCCATTACTGGTTCAGCTTTTACTTCTGCCTTTGGAGCAGGAGCCTGTGCTGGAGCAGTTTCTTGAACTGGAGCAGATGCAGTTTTAGTTTCAGTTGCCTCTGTTTTTGGAGTTGATTTTGTATTACCCACATCCAAACCATATGGTTTATAATAAGAACCAAACTTCTCTGGATCATACAAATTACCATCAACTGATGATTCAAACATCTCCATGATGATACGTAATTCTTCATCATTAGGACGTTTTGGCATGAAATCATTTAAGTCAAATAACCCATGAGTTTCAATCGCCTTACGTTCATCTTCATTTAGAGAACGTTCTTTACGTGCCCAATTTGAAGTTGAATAGTCAGCATATTGACCTTTTTGAGTTTTTGTTAAACGAAAATCTGTACCTGCATCATAATCAGTTGGAAGATTTTCCATATCTGGATCCATAAGTGCAGATTTTAGAAGTTTAAAAATTTGTGGTCCAATTACAAATCTACGAATTGGATTTTCTGGAGTTTCCTCGTTCATTGGATCTGTAACAACGAAACCTTGGAAAATATAAGAACGTTTCTTCCAATATTTTCTTCCAATATCTTCCATTGAAGGATCTTTAAACCAAGGACGTATCTCAGCATGTACTGGACACGTATCACCCCACATTTCTACGCACGGAACTTGTACAGTAACTGGCTTAGATTCGTCCCCGCCTTTTACGCCAGGGAATGTCATCTTAATGATTTGACGTTCACGCCAGAAAAATGTATTTGATTGATCCGCATCTGGAAGAAAACGAATTACAGAAGTTGAGTCTGTATCCATATTCCAGAAAGGATAGATTGCGTCTACCCCACGATTTGCGTTGGCATTGTCTGCCGATTTGTTATCTTGTGCAAGAAGTTTTGCACGGATTTCTGCTAAGGTTGCCATTATATTTCTCCTATATTAGCCTGTATTAGTTTTATATTAGCCTGAGTACATATTACAATAATATATTCAAACATGTACTAAGTATACTTATCTTTTTCCTCAAAGTCAAGCGTTAAATACGAATTTTTTGAAAATTTTTTGTGGGTAAAAAAAGGGGCGCCTAAACGCCCCTATTTTATTGATTTTTTTGAATATTATCTATCGAAAATTGGTGTAGCTGATATAACATTTGATCCAACATTTGATACTAAAACATCTGTTGGATACTTTCTTATGATAAGAGGTTGTTCTTTAGTTATATAAACTTTACCGATAGACACATATGGATTTGTAGATTCGTCATGTGGCTTAGATTTGTCAGTAAGTTCTTTATGTTCGATATACTTACCTTCAGTAGTTACAGATTCTTTTGCCCAAGAGATATAAACTCTCTTAGCATCACTTACTGTAGTTTCTGTAGTTTTGACAAATTCTTGTTCGCCTGTTATTGTTATAATCATATCTATCCTTACGCCGGTATCTCAAACTTATCAAATGCTTCTGCTAACATAGAATCAAATTGTTCTTCAATATTTTGTTTAACAACTTGTTCGCCCTCTGTAGCAGTTTTTGAAAGTTTCATTAAATAACCTGCAAGTTTTAATTTATCTTTTGATAAATTTGTACCATTACGAATATCATCTGCAACATCACCTAAGAAGTTTGATAACTCAGCCGCTCTATCGTGACCTTTGTTTTTACGTTTCTTATCGTCTTTAGCATCAACATCTACACGGTGTGCTAAATCATCGACTTGTAACGCAAGTTTCATTTTCTTTTGTTCTTCTGCTTCTTCTTTTGATGTTGGTTCTCTGTATTGTTTTTTAATTTTATCAAAATCAAAACCATCAGTACGTGCTGGGAAATAGATACGATTCATTTTTTCGCCTGTCTTTTTATCCTTTGAAGTAATTATGCTCATTACTGATTGGATTTGGTTCAAACGATTATCTTCCATTTCTTCTTCGTTTACACGATGAATTAACGGTAAAACATCTCTTAATGATTCTTCAAAAGTTGTTTTTGTAAATTTCTTTACATAATTATCAACTGTATCTTCTGTAATCTCATTTGATTTGTTTTCTTCTGTTTCGTTGATTGCTAATTTTTCAACAAACGCCTGATATCCTTTTGCACCTTGAATTCGTTTAATAGATTCTTTAATTGATTCCATTCTACGTTTTACATTTAGTACAACTGAACGATTGTTTTCGTTAACTAGAGATTGTCTGTTAACAACATTCATAAACTCTTTTAATTTTGATAAGTTTGATGATAGTTCTATAATCGATTCACCCACCATGTCGCTTGGTACACCACCATGTGCTACGTGTCTCGCCATTGCTCTAGCACCATTTAAATGTTTAAACGGATACTTGAAACGTTCACCTTCTGCATTTTCAACAAAGATTGATGAAATGTTACGAGAACGTGCTCCACGTTGCTCCTCGTTTACTGGCGCACGGTGTTTGACGATTAGTCTTACATTTTCCAGTGTCTGGCGACTAGTACGTGAAGATCCTTCTAATTTTGACATACCTTCATTGAATACATCACTCATAGTCTGCTCCTTGTTTTTGTCTAATTTGTAAGCATAGTTTTTTGGTTCGATATGTTTGCCAAAAGACCTAACATCGAAATCTAACATATACTCACGTGAAAGATTTTTAAGACTGTTCATAATTTTTTCTGCTTTTGGTTTATCAATATCTACACCTTCACCAAAATGAAGTTTTACTTCTTTTGAAGATTCATCTATTGATACCATCATATTTGGTTCATCGATGTAAAAAAATCGTGCATCATCTGGATTAGATACACTTTTACCATTCTCAGAATCAAACATTTTCAAAGAAAGACCATTTCCTTGAATATAACGCATTATTTTTTCTGCTATTGTTGAATAATTCACAGCCATTGTATAAATTCCTTATAGATGTATTTATCAAATTATCACAGGAAGAGGGTCATTGTAATTATCGTCACTATCCAACGATTCTCCTAGTGTTTCCATAAAATCTTCATCGAATCGTGATATTACTTGTATTTGTCGTATACATAAAAGTGTTGCAGATACTAAATCGTCTGTCTCTCCTAGTTTTGCCTCGAAACTTTTACCTTTTGCTATAAATGTTTTTAACTCTCTGATTAAATTTCTACTCAGAGGTACCATTTTATCACTTTCCATCCAAGACTTCATCTTCATACAAGCAGTAATTTTTGTTTTGTACGATGTTGTAAACCCTTTTCTTATTGCTTTTTGTATTCCTCGTTTCTTAGGTTCATGTAAAAACTCACCTGGAAATTTATCTTCATCCATTTCATCAATTACAATCAAAGCCGCCTCACCTAATGAGTTATTCTCAACTGACCAATATATTTCTGGATTATTAGCACCAAGTTCTTTCATCTCGTCATTTAAAATAGACAATATATCATGCATTGTTTTTACTTGACCTCTAACATCTGTACGATTACTTTGCCACTCTGCTACTTGTACTAATTCTGGTAAAGACCAGACTTCGATTGCTGAATAATCTCCTCCAGTACCCATAGCAGGATCAAGACCAACAACGTAAGTAGAATTTTTGTTAATTTTTTCATACCATCTCACCTGTCCTGTTTTGTGAATTGGTTCTTTACCTTTTAAATGAGACAGTTTTATACTATCAACAAGTGTTTCATCAAATGCAATAAACTGACATTCATGTTCACGTAAAAATCTTTCTTCTCCAACACGTGTTCTTTCTTCTTTTGCCCATTCAGGATTTCTATCAGGATGTTCGTCCCATATTGCTTTGAAAGGTTTGAAACCATTTATTCCTGTTTCTTTTTCATTACCATACTCATCTATCTTTTTATTTGCACCACTCCATATCATTGCAAACTGGTCATCATCTAAATTTGGTGTTGAAGTTATAATAGCTTTACCACCTGTTGCTAGAGTAGGAGATATTGAAGTCCAAAACTCTTTTGCAATGTTAGGTCTTACGAATGCAAACTCATCACAGTATAATAAAGAAATTGAAAGACCACGACCTGTGTTTTCAGTTGTTGCTTGTGCAATAATACGTGAACCGTTATCAAATTCTAAACTTCCTTTGTTATAACTTGTTACACCTGCTCTGATATGGTCAGGACATAGTTCATATGCATGTCTAATTCTATGCATAATCTCTTGGGCACCTGAATATTTGTGTGCCGCAATTAAAATAGTTTGGTCAGCATTAAACATTGCATACCATAATAGATATCCAGCCGCGGTTGTAGATTTTCCCATCTGTCTTCCAAGCATGGAAATAGAAAATCTATAATCATGATAAGAATGCAATAAACCTTTTTGAAACCCGTATGCATCATATGTCATACTACCTTTTGTAGGGTGTTGTATTTTAAAGTAATTGTTTAAAAAATAAAAAGGGTCATTTGCACACCTACTAAACTCTAATAGTTGTTGATTACTAAATTGAGTTTTCTGATATGCTTTTTTTGTTAAATCTGCCATAATTAAATACTCATTTAATTATATTTATGCATAAAAAAAGCAGTCCAAAAGAACTGCTTTTATGGTAACTAATTTAGATGAATTATTCTTTATTTTCTTCGTGTTCATCATCCATCATTGGTTCTACATCACTTGGAAGTGCATCATGATCCTCTACTGGTGGTTCAACCCACTCAATGTCATCATGATTGTGCATATCTGCACCTGTTTCATATAATGCTTGTGTATGCATATCAGTTGTCCAATCTGATGCATGAGTATCATAGTTCACTTGGTCTTCAGGAACATATGCCCATGTCATAGCTGGTGCATCGTCTTGATTATCTTGGTGTTCCATTAACTCTTCCATAAGGTCACGTGCATTTTTTCTTTTATCAAGTTCAATTCCACATGCTCTTCCTTCTTGTTCTAGCATATCTTTGACGTTTTTCTCCATCTCGGATGCCTGATGCTGAAGGTCCTCCATCATCTGTATCATCATCTCTTTATCATACATGATTGTCTCCTCTTTACCTAAGGTGGTAATCTAGTTGTGCATAATTGCACTAGTATTTAGAGGATTTTAAGATTTATGCTTGGTTATTAGAACCCATTGCTTTTTTGGCCGCCATGCCTGCACCTGCACGTGCTACTGTGCCTTTGATGCCTTTCTTAAGCAATGCACCACCTACTGCTTTAGCTACTGGAAGTACGGCAGGAAGAATTTCATCTACCTGTTCAACTTCTTCTGAACTTGCTTTTTCGATGTTTGCTAATTTTCTTAATCTATCTAATTCAGATTCTAAGCCTGTATCTTCTACTTCTTCGGAATTTTTTTGTTCACTAGTTGTTTCTACCAGACCTAAGTCATCTAATTTAGTTAAAATCCAATCCATTGGATCTCCGTCTCTAGCTTTCATTGTACCATAAGGCATTTCATCTGAATAGTAATCAAATAAGTCTTGATATAGTTCTCCGCCAAGTTCCATATCATCTACATTTGATACACCATGTTTGGCTAAGATTGCTTTTACTTCATCTGCTTCAAAACCTTCTTCAATAGATTCATTAGCTTTTTCTTTTTTATCTTTGGCCGCTTTTTTCATTGTTTCTTTTTTATCGCCGTCACCATCGATATCAGCAAAGTCAGGCTTTGCTTTCTTTTCTTCTACTTTATCTTCTTTATCGTCTTTTTTACCTTTTTTCTTATCTAAATATGCTTGAAGACCTGGGTTAAGTTTACCTTCTTCTACTGACTCATTTTTCAGTTTTCTTTGTTTACGTAGAAGTTCAGTCATTTCATCACTACTTTGAATAGTGTTTGCTTTTTGTGGATCACCATCGTCTTTGGCTTTCTGTGCCATGTCTTTTAACTTTTTAATTTGTGCTTCCACTTTTTCTAGACTGCCAGGTGTTCCTACTTTAGCTTCTTTTACTTCTTCAAACTCATTCATTAAAGATTCAAAGATTTCATTTTCATCTAAAGAATATTCTAGTGGATTATCACCTCTTGAAGGTGCTTTATCTAAACTTTTCTTTTGTTTTGGAATACTTTCGCCTGATTTTTTTGAATAATCGTCTAAATCTAACTTATCATTAGCTGGTGTTGGTTGGTATTCATTTTCTTCTATGCTTTCATCACAACCACATGGGCTTGTGCCACATCCACATGATGCGTCCTGCATACCTGCTAAATGCATCATACGTAAAATTTCGTCTGAATGTTCTGTGCTTGTGTTTGAAGTAGTAACTGACTTACCATTATCATCAGTAACAGTTAAATTGTAATGCTTACTCATTTTTCATCTCCTGAGATAACAGAAGGGCTTGATTTTTCTTCCTTATCCATTTGTTCAGGTGCTGGGTCTCTTTTTTCTTTTGGACTTAATTCATTTTCTTTTGTTTCCATCTCTTTTGGTGTAAGAGTTTTTAAGAAATCATCGATAAATGTACGTCCATAGTTTTTACCTGCATCTGATTCTGATTTTTCTTCGGAAGTAAGTAAAGGTTCTGCATTTTCATCTTTATCTTCTTCCTCTGTTGGTTCCCATCCTTCAGGATGTACTGCAACATGTTTAATATGCATACACAATTGGTCTGCTAATTGTTGACGTAAGATATCGGCTGATACAGGATAACCTGTAACAACATCAATCTTAGATACTTCTGAATTTTCTACATCTTTGAAGAACATAGGATTTTTAGAGATAGGTGTTTTTGATGTTTTAGACATATTTCTTAAATCGTATTTGCCTAAAAACTTTTCAATTCTATCTTCTGCGTTCTCATCTATATCACAACAAAAACGTAGAGTCATTTTATGCTCTTTTTCTGATTCTGTTAAAAATTCTTTAAAACTTTTCATGTTGTACTCCAACGTATAATCTTATTTATCATTTTTGTTACTTTTTACTTACTTTCTTTAGTGGCCTCGTCTGCAATCTTCTGTGCAGAGGCGATTCTTTTCAATAATTCGTTTCTATCGATATTTAACGTACCTTCTGCGGTGATTTCCTCATCAGATTTAGTAGTATCCCTGTCTTTTTGGTGATCCAGCTTTGCTTTCTGTAATTGAAGATTAATCATACGTAATTTTCTATCTACTTTGCTATCTTTTGCCTCTTTTGCAGTTTTTAGCAGTTGATTCGCAGTTTCTAGTATCTTTGCACCTGCATGTACTTCGACATTCATACCTAATTGTAGTAAATCTTCAAATGTTTTCAATGCTTTAGCATGAATATCGTCCATTTCTCTATCATGCTCATTTAAGTCTGTAACAACAGGTAAGGCCGCATCGATTTTTTCAGTATTCTCGATTTCGGTATTTAATAATTCTGTTATTTCTTGAGATTCTTCGATAGTAGGAGTATTTTCTTCATTACTATCTTGTTCTTCATCGTTAGATATATTAAACGTTTCTTCTAGTTTCTTAGTCATCAGTTAATACCTTTCATTATTCTATTTATATTAACTTCTAACATTACTTTTTTCTTCGTTTAACAGGTTTGGGTTTTCTAGCATTCTGATAGATATCACCTTCGTTAAGAACACGAAAACGCATACCTCTTTTCTTAGCCCAAGAAGTTGCCGCGTCCCATTTAGCAAAGTTTTGTACAACTGCCGCCCTGTCTGTTCTTCTTTTTGCAAACTCTGGATTAGATTGAGTTGCAGGTTTTATTTCTACTAATTCTGCGTTTTTGTTTCCTTTTTTATCCATATATACAATTACAAAGTCTGGTACATATGCAGTTACTTTTCCATTTAAAGGATTTTGATAAGTTATCTTACAAGGTTCACTAGCCCAAGCAACTACACTTGGATTATCATCACAAAAATTCATGAATGTGTATTCCCAACTACTTCTAAAGGTAGGTTCACCCTTGCCAGAATACTTCTGTGGGTTTTTTATAGTGTATTTTCCTTGATGATATTTTTGTCTCATTCAAATATAGCCCTTGCGACATATTTATTTGGTTTCTGAGGTTTTACTTTACCTGTTTGATAACCAAATCGCAAAGTACTATTAATTACGAATGATCCTAAGTCGTTTAGTTTGAAGTCTGTACTTACTTCATCAACTAATGAATAAGGATTTAGACCGTAAGCCCTTGCAGTATTGGTTAACTCTCTAGCAAACAAATTGGCTTTCTCATCTGTAAAACCTTTTTTCTTTAATTTAGCTTTTAGTACATCAATATCAAACGCCATTATCTAATCCCATTTGTTAAATTTTTTAAATTAGCAATATTCGATTGTGCATTATTTAAAACTGTGCTTGTAGAGTTAGCATTTATATTTGAAGGAACAGTTGTAGTTTGTATTTGTCCACCACTTGCAGTTCCTGAGTTAAGAATGCCGTCTCTAATTAAGTCTCCTGCGATACCAAATCTACTCTGAGATGTTTTACTTAAGTTTTGTAAAGTACCTACGTTAGTATTTCCTAGTATTCCTTGTGCCGCTGAATCTCTTATGTTACCCCAATTTATACTTCTTCCATTGAAGAAAGCATTTACTAATTCATTTTTTATTGCCCCACCTAAATTACTTCCACCATATCTTCCTGTACCACCATCATAAGTATTACCTAGATTAGCAAAATCTGCCACTTGAGGATATTTTGTTTCTGGTACAAAAGGATCAGCAAATCTTTCATTTGTTGGAAGAGCCTCTACAAAGCCATGTCTTGATATAGCTTCTTGAATTTCTTGTCTTATTATATCAGCCTCTCCATCAGCATCTGGACTTGTAGTTGCTGAGAAAGCCAATTTATTATTAAGTTTTGCCAACTCATCAAATTTTTGTTGATTTATAACGTTATTTTGAGCATTAAATTTTTGTCTACTGTTTAATGCTTGTTGAAATTGTGGATTAGTATTTTGTACAAAAGTTTCATTGCCTTCAAACTGACTTGGACTAATTAATTCATTTAGTTTATCTGTTAAAAATTGAGTTTTGGCTGTAGAATAGTTACCACCTTCTACATCACTTATAGCAGTTTCTACTTCAACTGGTAAACCATCCATCAACCATGTTGGGAATGTTACTTCTTCTGATACTGAACCGAATACAACATTTTCTGGTTGTAAACCAATTTCTATTGTTCTAAGTTGTCCATCTGCATAATCGCTAGGACCAAATGTTATATTAGTTACAATAGGATTAATCAATTCAATTTTTTGTATTGCGCCAGACCTTGGAACTGTTCTATCATTTTTTACATTTTGACTTTCGTTACGAGGATCTCCTTGGTCAGTAGTTCCATCAATATTGCCAAAGAAATGAAATATTACTACTTTCTCTAAACTATTGTGAAATGACTTTCCTTTATTTGAAAATTGTCTTCCTTGTACTTCATCTGGATTTGCATTTATTGATTGTTCAATATTTGCTGAGTCAGTTTGCATTGTTCCATTTCTGAAAAACTGTTCATATAATCCTTGAGCAAAATCAAACATTTTTCCATCGACTATATCATACATTGATATTTGAACTTCAGGATAATCCATACGTGTAGGAATATAAACACGTTTACCATATCTGTCTATTGGAATAGTAGTTGTGGCAACTGAAACGCCACTTACGCCTTTTGCGAATTGATTGAACGGAAGTTTTTTGTTAACGCCTTCTGAGTCATGAAACTCAAGATAAAACATATCACCCGTTTTAGGGGCGAGTGTAATGGGTCCGACACCGCCGAACCCAAATCTGTTTTTAGCGTTCTTATTGTCTTGAACGACAATATTACCTTGCTTATTCTGTCCACCTTGTTTGGTATTAGCCATAATAGCTTACCCCAAATTAACCAAGAATGCTTGAATTATTAACGAATGTTGTATCAGGCATAATTTCAGTATCAGTGAATACCGCATTATCATATTGTAATGTAAGTACGATTGTTACTGGATCTGAAACCGAATAATCTGACTGTGAATAATCTGCATTCTGAACGAAACAACCTTCAAGTTGCCATTGTTCGTTAGGGTTACCTGAGTTACCATCTAAGATTTCAATTAAAGTAGAAAACTTATAGTTAGTACCTGCCGCCGGACCAGCTTGATTTCTGTGGTTCAACTGCGATTGTACTTGTCTACCAACTAGTTTTGTTAAGTTGTTAGCTATATCATCACGTAAAGTAATTGTGATAGGTTCCCAAGTGTGTTTACCCATCATATACATACGAGAGTTATATGAATCTACTGGAATTGATTCGTGAGTGATTTTAGGTCTCGTCACGTTCATAACTTGTCTTGTGAACTCAGTAGTGTTAGTTGCTACACCACCGAAACCTGCAACTTGTACACGGAAACGATAATTCAGTTTTGGCTGTAGAATACCTGAGCCAGTAACTCCATCACCGGAATCTGTAGGTACACCGAAAGTATTTAATGTTCTTGCCATTGTTTTGTCTCCTAAAAAGTTTCGAAACTTCTTTGTTTATAAGAGTATTTATCAATTATGATTGGAATTAAAGTTGTAGTTAATAAAAAAGCCCCTTATTTCTAAGGGGCTTTAATAAATTTGTTAGTTTCTCTGCAATTATGCTAGAGATTCACCTGTATTTCTAATACGTAGTGGGATATAGATGAATTCTACTGATTTAGCTGGTTGAATTGCTACATCAACGTATAGTTCATTTCTATCGATACGTGCTGGTGTGTTGTTTGACTCGTCACAAACTACTAAGAAGTCATATAAACCTCTGTTTGTAACTAGTTCACCACAGAAACGTTCTACTGCATCACGCATGTTATCACGTGTAATCTTATCGTTTTGTTCGAATAAGAAACCACGAGATAGTTGATCCAAGTTGAAACGCATGTAGTTTGTTAGTCTTGCAACATTAATACGGTCAAGTGCTGATGCAAATGCCTGTGTTGTTTTCTGACCATAAACTACTAGACCTTGATTTGGAAGGTCTGCGATTGGATTGATACGACTTGTGTATAAAACATCTCTTTGACCATTGCTTAGTTTAACTTGTGTAAACTCATTTTCATCATTTACATAACCAACTCTACTTGCATTAGTTACTACACCACGTGTCAAGCCCGCTGGAGCAAACCATGGGAATGATACTTGGTCTGAGAATGCAATAGTACGTAGTGCGACCGCTGATGAAGGGATAACAACATCATTACCTGATAAGTCTGTAGATAGACCATGTGGGTAATAAATGCCTGCATATGTTTCTGCAGGAGCGTTATCAGTTGCCCAATTTTTAAGAGAAGTAGAATCTGATTTCAATGTTAGTGGTGTATCACCAATAACAAATGCGATTTCTTTCTTATCTTTGTTTAGTGCAATCATTTCATCCATTAGTTCTGGGTATCCTGGTGATGCAATCAAGTTGAAGTATACGGCTTCTGAACGTATACCATCATTACCTGCGACTGCCGCCTGCATAGCTTCCACAACCATGTGACGTTGTGCATGAGCACCGAATTTTCCTGAGCCATCTAAGTTTGAACCTGATGCCCATTCCCATTTATCGCCTACATATTTTTTAACATTGTATGTAGAGTAATCCATGTTAACTAGTAACATGTTTTCTGGATATAATTCTGCGTTTGGTGTAAGTGAGTGTTCAGTACGAACATTGAAGTTACCATCTGCATCATATGGAGCATCGTTTGAGTAATGTCCAAATACAACACCGTTAAGTGATGATTGGTCTGCATTATCTAACTTGACCCATTTTCCGCCATCCCAAACATAGATTGATGGGTATGGTAATTCATCGCCGTCGACCCATAAGTCACCCGTATTTAATGGACTTGTTCCATCTTTACGAGTTGTTGGCATACCAGTACGTAACTGTAGTTCTTGTCCTAGTAAACCATCTGCGTCTTCTGACCATGCATATCTTTGCCAAACGTTTGATGTACCATCATATACACATTTTAGAACTTCCATTTTTAGGTCTGGATTATACCATAAAGTACCATCAGTTACAACACCTGTTGGTTGTGTAGCTTTGGCTTCGTATGATAAATCTGCCCAAACACTATCAATGATTGTAGATGATGCAAAACCCATTGCTCCAAAACCTGATGCGAAAACAATGTTTAATTCTTTTCCATCTGATTTTGTAAATCTGATTTTGTTTGAACCTACTTTTTCAACATTAACGTTTGCACTGTTTAGTGCGGCGCTATTTTGCATATTGATTATTAATGCATCTAATGTTGATGCGTTTGGTTGGAATCCTACACCTTCGATTGTGAAGTCTGCACTAATCGATGTTGTGCTTGGAATTGTTCCAGATGTTATTTGTGTTTCTGCTTTACCAGTGTGTCTACGTAGTTCAACAAATCCTTTTGTTGCATCGTATCTAGCATATACATCGCCAGCATCGATTAAATCAACACTTGCTAAGTCATCTGTAGAATAGAACGGTGCTTGAACTGCCGTAAATAAACCTGATGATGCATCATAAATTGATGTACTTAAATCTGCTCCACCACCTTGTTTCGTTAAACGAACATAAACGTTACCAGTTGTTAATGCTGATGTACCGTCTGATTGTGTTGTAGGTGCAAATTTTGAAAATTGGAAATCTGCTGATCCTGTGTCGCCTAATACGACCCAGTTTACACCAACTTTTTCCCAGTATGTAATTTTTGCGGTTGAGGCTACGATTGCGATTTCGCCTGCTGAACCATATGTGTTTGTAGGTGACGCAAAACCGTCTGCGTTAATGGCCTCGACATTTCCTGTTCCAGGTGCATCTGTCAATACTTTTGGTGTGTATGCAACCCAATTGGTTCCATCATGTTTGAAAATACCAAAAGCAGAAGATGAAGTGTCGTGCCAATAAGTTCCGGCTGTGATTGCTCCTGCAGGTTCAGTTGTTGTAGCTTCTAACTGTGCTAAATCAATGTTCGCTCTCATAACATAGGCGTTATTTGAAACTCCTAGATATTGATAAGCGGACAATAATCCATATTCACTAGTTTCTGCTCCTTGCACAACTGAGCCGCCAACTTCATAGAACTTAGGTTCTCCGAAAGTCTCAACTAATTCTCGTTGTGAAGAAACAAGATATGCAACACCGGCGTTTTGGGCCAATGTTCCAGAAGCGATAGCTGAACCAGATGCGTCTGTTTTGTTTGTTGCAGTTGCAACAACTATTAGTGGAAGTGTACCTTGAGTAGCCGCCGCGTATTGCGATTCATCGACTACTGTAACTGACACGCCCGGTGATACTAATGTAGGCATTCTGTTTCTCCTTTTTCTTAATTACTTAATAAACAATTAATGTAATTGTTACTACTATTTATCGAAAATGGAGAAAAAAGTGCGTTTTTTGAGTTAACTACGTAGACAATAGGTCTGAAACCTGACTATACAGATTTT